ATATTCGATTTCCCGGGATTGAGGATCTTGCCTCAGCGGGTTGCTATCAAAAACCGTTAGCGTGATCTGCTGTGTGTTTCCCCATAATCCCATCCCCATGAGCGTTGCGAGCGAATCATCATAAACATACGGGGCACCCGTCTGCAAAAGATAGGCGTGGTTAGCTCCTCCGGTATTTGTGACCGCGAGTTCTGTCCAACCGGTGTTCGGCGCGTAAGTCCAAATTCCATTCTGATTTAAGGGATTCTCTTGAAGTGGAAAATCAGTGCCGTACTGGCCCGCTATCGACCGAGCCGCAATTAGAAAAATCACCAGGCTAAGAGGTTTTATATTTCGCACAAAGGACCTTCCATGGTTCAGCCGCCCCGGCGCTACTTGTCATAACCGTAGGAGACGAGTTGATTAGTTTGAACTGGAATATACTGGTTGAGGTGGTTGCTCCCGTTGAAAGCGAGTAAATAAGTTGATCGGAAAACTGTCTGACCCAATCCTCGTTCGATGCTTCTGAGGCGGCGTAAAACATTAGACCGCAGGTTGAGGTTGCCATCGAACCGCTTGACTCTGCGATACTATTCCCGTTGTTGGAGAAGGATGCCTCAAACGGCACCGCGGCCAATCCAGAAAATTCCGCGCATCCCATTTCAACAAATCCAGGTGGACCAAACGTCAAGGTAAGGGTACCTGGAGCGGTAATTGGCACGCGGAAAATAGCCAATCCAAAATCGTTCGCCGCAAAATTGATAGCAGCATCCAGCGCAATAGGACCAATCGCGGCCGTTCCCCCTGACTGTGTGAGATCCAGTTGCGTAAAAACGTGTCCACCCCCACCCCCAACGAACATGGCTATACCGACAAGCACCGTGTTTCCCGCCGCAACTTGATGAGCTGCATTAAAAGTGAAAGAGCAGTTAGCCCCATCTTGAACGTCGCTGCCTCCAAAATGATCCGCAATAAGTGCCACATTATTAACGCAGGGTGGCTGCGGAGTTTTGTTGGCGTACTGGCAGAGCAGATAGGCTTTGACCCATCGACGAGCTTGCTTGGGCACACACGGGAAGCACTTCGCCGCGCGCACCAAGGCCGATGGATCGCAAGAGATGCTCAAATAAAGCCGCCTCCTAGCGCGGTACGAAGCGCCTGGACGGCATTGAACAAGGTGAGCGACTCAGACTGGATTAGCCCAAGGTGAAGCGCCCAAAACGAGCAGCGCTTGTTTGAAACGGTGCCGCAGCCCGGGCCGGTAATGTTATACGCATCCAAAGCGTAAGCTGGCGCGTTTTGACGAGTGCCCCCCATTGTGGCCAAGGTCGCCGCTTGCTGGTGAGCCGTTGCGGAATTAGCGACATAGATTTTTGAGTTGTTGGCAGCGGTTCTATTGCCAGAAAAGTACCCGTTGCCGGCAAAACCGCCTGGGAAAGCCCCTGAGCACTGGCCATTGGCGCCATCCCAACAGAGGAAGTAACAGGTATTCGCGATGTTGGTGTACATGGCAAAGTTGGCGCCGTTATCGACGCTTCGGATATACCCCCCATCCTGAGCCGCTTCGCTTAGGCTGCCCTGGGCAATGTAGATGGTGATACCGGCGCTGGCGTCCGATGGGAACGCATTCACGGCGATAATCCCAGTGTTCTCGGCCGCGCTGTTTCCCCCATTGGCCTTCACCCCGTTTACGGTCAAGCCGAGGGTGGTTATGTTGTTATTGCCGCAAACCGCCTGCCAGGGGTCATTGCCACCACCAACCAGAAGCGGTGTCAAAAACGCATTGATGCTGTCGGGAGCAATCACGTTGATGTGGATCATCTTCGACCACAGCCCGGCGTTATTCAGCGTGTCGGTGAAGGCTGAAACCGCGTTGATACTGTTTTGGGAAGGCATTGGGCCACCGTTGACCACTACCCGGCGCGCCCAGTCATTGCCTACTGACGCACCGAATGTACCAAAGGGACTTGCCTTGCTGGAAAGCTGGCAGAGAAGGTAGGCCTTAACCCATCGACGCGATTGCTTAGGAACACAGGGAAAGCACTTCGCTGCGCGGACAAGGGCGGCGGGGTCGCAGGATATGCTCATTCATCACTTATTAACGAGTTGGCACAATTCGTAAAGCTCGACCGGCTCGCGCATCTCTTTTTCGATACACGAAAAGCACTTCGCATTGGCGACAATGGTGTTCACACCGTTTTTGTCGGTAGCAAAACCGTTGGCCACCGCCAGGAGGTAGAGCTCAACCGGTTTTTGCATTTGCGGCGGGATGCAAGAAAAGCACTTGGCGGCCGCCACCAGTGCCGCTGGATCACAGTTGACGGCCATGGCTTTAAGGGAAGGCGTTGAGCGCGCAGCGAGTGATGATTTCCATGCTTCTCAGTTCCTGGATACTGGTGTTGGCAAATCCCTTAATCGCAGCCCGAATTTGAGCGATTGTAATAATCGAAGCACCGGGTGCCCCAGCGACGATTGCGCCCTGTTGGGCAATAAAAGCATCAAGACCATCGGCAATAAGATTAGCCGGCATACAACCAAAGCAGGCAGCCGACTTGCGAAGCTGCGCGACGGTTTGAGGCGTTTGTCCGGTAAGTACTGCACGGCGTTGCTCAAGCCAGTAAACAATGGCAGCCTGAACTTCCTTGTCACTCAGGCAAGAGTAACATTTCTGGCCAGCATTCAGCGTTTTTTGGTCACAGGTTACAACTGACATAGCGTTAGTATCCGCCTTTCTCGTTCATTTGATCCAGTTCATCATCGGGCGACATTTCGCCATTTTCTTCGCCTTTGCCGATTTCACCCGGTTTGGTTTCCGAGTAGGCGATCATCGCCTCGTCGCCGTGAATGCCGGTGACCTTGACCACAACCTCGTCGCCCACCTTGAGCGCCTCGGTGTGCTTGCCCATCAAGAGCTTCATGGGCACGGTTGCCGTGGTTTCCATCTGTTCGGCCTCCTCCTGGTCAACCGACTCGGGCGGGCTTTTGCTACCGGCATAGAGTTCGTCCATGCCGTCGTCGGTCTCGGCGGGTGTCATTTTCATATCGTATCGGAGGGTTGAGCGGCGCCCCGCCACCACGCAAGGGCGCCACCCAATAACCAGTAACCACCGTTAGTCAACGATCCAGGGGATCGCGACAGTCTGACAGACCGAGCCGGTAAGCTGGATCTGGGTCGCGCTGAGCACAGACCACACACCCATCGAAGCCAGCAACGAGTTGAATTGCGCCACCAGGGCGGTCAGCGTGGTGCTGCCGTCAATGGGCGGGTTGAGAATATTCAGGCCGTTGCAGGTGATGGAGTCGCGCGCCACCTGGTAGGTGCCGGTAACGACGTTGATCGCCGGGGTGAACGTGAGCACAACGGTCGTGCTCGGGCAAAGCGCATTGGCGCTGCCGTACGACTGAGCCGGGTAACCCGGGTCGTTGGCGCAAGGAGGCACGTCCACGATGCAAGCGGGCTCGCGCAGGTGGAACATGGCCTCGCCCAATTCGGGGTATTCGGCCTTGGTCGCGTAGGCCCAATCGGCAATGAATTTGCCCTTATTCCGGCGCGCGTTGTCCACCGCAATCGGGTTGCCGTTGACGTCGGTGCCGCAGGTCAGGTTGTCCATCACGAATTGCCACTTGCCCGCGAAATCGCGCATGGCGAATGGCATCTCGGGATTGATGGCAGTCGTGTCGCGAACGAGCGAGGTCATCGCCTTGCGGTGCCAGATGAAGTCGAGCTGAATGCGGGCATTGTCGAAGTCCGCATTAACCTGTTCTTTGATACCCTCGGTCGCAGAGACGTTGGTGTAGGGGAGTACGAGCTGCAGGACAGCCGAGCCGTCCGCATTCTGCTGCTTCACGTTGAAACGCAAAGCGCACCAGTCGGCGCGCACACCGTAGTTACCCACCGTTCCAGACCAGCCGTACTTGTAAAACTCTTTGGCACCCTGGGTATCGAACAGGTTAAAGCGCCAATGGTCGGTAACCTCGGGGTTGCCCTCGTCCATCGCCCAGATTTCATCCATGTCCGAAACGAATTCGAGCATGGGCGCGCCTCCACGGTTCAGGTCCTCAGAAAGAGCACCCTCGCGGATCTGCGGCTGCACCCGCCGTTGCAGGTGGCGCGGGGAGAGCTTGGAAGTCGGCAGCGCACTCACCGTGAGCAAGGTTTGGGTCGCGTCCCAGGTCGCGGTAATCGGGACAAGGGTGTTATTGGCCAGAGCCCACTTGTATTTGACGATGCGCAATGCCTCAGTCCGAAACCGGTGGCCGGTAATCAGCGAAGAAGCCCGGCGCAGCGTGCGAATGACGTGCGCAAATTGCTGCTTGGCGCGGTCGGCGCTCAGGATCTGGTCGAAACAGAACAAGTCCGTTTCGTAGGCCCGGCGCTGCAACTTGTAGCTGTCGCGCGTGAAGCCCAGGCCGATCTTGGTGCTCGACGGGTCGCAAGGCAACCCAACGCACGAAGAAGCGGTGACGTCTTCCCACACGCCCGAGAGGTCAGGGAATACGTTTTCGAAGCGGTCAAAGGTGTGCTCCACGCCATCTTCGGCTTTGAATCGACCAATGCTCACATGGCCGATCCAGCCATCGACTGGATGCAGCGCTCTAATAATTAAATCATCAAGGTGCTCGGAGCGGCGCGAGAGGAAATCCGTAAAACTGCGGCATGTTAAGGCCATAGCTCAAAAAAATTCTGGTGAAAAGTTTTCGAGCGGAAAGCATCCAGGCACACGCGAGGCGCAAACCGTTCGGGTTATGTCCTCGGCCCTTACAGCCGGATGAAGCTGGCGAGACTCTATACGCCCCGGGCGACGAAACCGGTTACGTCAATCCTCCTATCGCACGGAAGACAGGATTCTGTCAAATGAAAAAACCCTGCCTCCCTGGCCACACCAATCCCTAACACGCCCAAACATGCCTGCCGTCCACACCTATCCGAGCCATACCTACACGCGCCAAACCATGCCTGCCACGCCATACCACACCGGACCTGACAAATCAGCACCCGTCCATGCCATTCCAGTACTCGCCTCGCCTGCCATTCCTAACCATTGCCTTCCGAACCGGACCATGCCCCGCACCACCCCACCGGCCCTCACCCGGCCCGACCCCGCCGGCCTCTCCATGCCATTCCAAACCAATCCTGACCGCGCCAGCCCTCCCCTGACGGCGACATGCCGTGCCAAGCCTGCCATGCCATTCCAAACCAATCCTGACCCCGCCAGTCACGACCAATCCGGTTCCCACCATTCCTTGCCTGCCATGCCATTACTTTTTGAATCAGGCAGCCTTTTTGACCTTCTTCAACGCGGCAAACACCCCGGCTAATTGCTTTAGCTTGTGATATTTTTGCGCCCATCGGTTTGCCTCATGCAAAGCGTCCTTGAGCAACTGCGCCCGCATTTCGGCATCGGACATGACGTTTGCCATAACCCGATAACCAGCACCGCTGCCCCGGTCACTGCTGAGAGAAACGAACACCGGGCTTGGGTCAAAGTCGCCAATCACTTCGACGCAAACCGAAATAAGTTGGCGGGCCTGCCAAAGCCGATGCTGGTAGGCGGCTTCTGTATCGTCCCATTCGAACCGGCTGTGAAGTGGATGCTTTGGGCTCTCGGCCTCTTTGATGATGTGCTCTGGCTTGAGCATTCCGCCGTGCTTGGTAGCAATCTGCCGCAAGCAGGCTTCGATTTTAGCGTTTTTCATCGGTCTTTTCTCCCTTCACAACGAAAACTCCCCAGCCCATTCCGGCAGAATTTTTCGAGTCCGGCCTTCCCTCGCAAAGCCCAACCTGCTCGCCCATGCGCGAAAGCAGGTTCGCAATGTCCTCGAATGAGAACATATCTGAATCGAACCGGATGCGAATTTTGGCCGACCACGGATCGTACATCGGCCTCACCGTGACATAAGCCGCGCCGGTCTCGACCCTGGCAGTCATTTCGGTGCGAACCGGTTTGCCGTAGATGCGGATGAGCCCAAACTGCGGCTCAAGCTTGTCTCGGCCATCTGCCAGAACGAAAACGCCCATTTTAGCGAGAGTCATCTTGAAACTGACAATGCGGCAGGCGCTAATCAGGCCGTTGCGCACCGCCGAGACATTAAAGCCGTCCCAGCCTTCCGGTGAGATATAGCGAGCTTCGTTGTAAAGCCTCTCGACGTTCATCGGCTCTCGCTTCTTGCCCTTGTTGGCTACGCTACCAGCGGTCATTTTGGCCATCATTTCCATTTTTGCCTTTTGGCTGAAGCGATGAATGACGAGCGGCGCGGTGCCTTCGATTTCAAACTCAGCCGTCCGCATTTTTGGCGCTGAGATTTGAATGTTGAGTTTTGAGAGCGGCTCGCTTTCGATCACCTCGCCATTAGAGATGCGGTCAGCCGCAGGTAGTTTAACTTTTGTCATGTGGTTACTCCGAATAAAATCAGCGCCGCCTTCCTGGGTTGCTGGTCAAAGCAGCCAATCGTGAGAAAGGCCCCAAGAAAACGGCGCTGAGATTACTGACTGCTTTGACCATGAAGCGACCTTATCAGAACGTCGCTTTTAGTCAACAAATAAAAAGAACCGCTCCCCTCATCCTCACCGAATGAGCAGGAGCGGCTCCTATCACGAACAACCTAGTGCGAGGCACTATCGCCGTTCTCGCTGAGCACCGCAAGCACGTCATTAACCCTGCAAAGCCGTAGGTTTTCACCGATCGCCCTGGTCAATTTGGTGCCGATGTACTCGCTCAGGAGCACTGTGTCACCCGGCCTAAAATCGGGCAGGACCGAAAAACCTTGCTTGGTCGTTTTCCATGGTCCGCACGCGATGACTAAGCCCTTTCTCGGTCGAGCCTTTTCACCACGCGGGTTGTCCTGAGCCACATCGGGCAATAGCAGCCCGCTCAATGTCGCTTTGTCCGGCGGGAGCAAGCGTATTAGGCACTGGCCTTGTAACGGTCGGATCATAATTCACCGGCGGGAGCAAACCCGCCTTTCTCAGTTTTGCCTTTGGCGTGCAGCTTTTCGCCGGGCCACCCTCGATGCGCTGCGCCCAAAAATACGAGGCGCTCTTGGCCATTTGTTCATCGCCACTCTTCATGGCGCGGCGCAAATGTTTCGAGAGCTGTCGGGCGCTGAGTTTCGAGAGCTTCATCGGCTCAGCTTGTCGAGCTTATCAAGCTCAGCGTTGGAATCTTCGAGGTAATCGCCCACCACACCGCCACCGGTTGGGCTGTCGCCACCCGTAGGCGGCTCGGTGTCCTCGTACGCGGCGAGCTTCTTATTTGCCTCTTCGAGTTGCGTGCTCAGGCTTTTGACCTGGCGGGCGAGGCGGTCGAACCCGGCCGCCTTGTTGCGAATCAGGGTGTGCAGGCGGATCTGCGCCTCGGGCGACAACCGGCCCTTGTTGGCTTCGAGGTCAGCGAGGAACGATTTGGGCAAAAGCTGCTTGGTGGCCTCATCGGGCGGTTTGGAAGAGAAAACGAGGTCAGCAATGGCGAAACCCTTTTTCAGTAAGGCAGATCCCTCAGAATCCTCGGCGTCAGGAGCAAACCACTGGGGATACTTTTGCGCGAGGCTCTGATTTTGAGTTTCCCAGGCAGCATTGCGGACCTTGGCGTTCTCGATGCTGCGGGTCTTATTGTCCTCGGCCATTTGGGCCGCGTTGGTCTTGGCTTGCTGCAAGGCATTGTGTTGGGCGTCGGCCAGCCGGCGAATTTCTCGAACGTGAGCCATCACGTCGTCTGCCGAATCGCCAAACATGGCATTGGCGGCCTTCCTTCTCTCGCCCAAATTCATACCTGCCAGAGAGATCAAATCGTTTTCGGTTGGCCTGCGAGTAGTGCCGTCCGACTGCTCTACTTCCAGCTCTGCCATTTCACCCAAGGCCTTTTGCCAAGCCTCGTTGTAGGGCTTCTGATACTTCTCATTAAACTCGGCGCTCTCTTGGTAATTGAGATACCGGATCACCGCTTCCTGGTCGGCAATGCGCTTCTCGGCCGCCGTAACCTTCTCTTCGAACGGTTTGGTATCGACCGGCGCGCGCTTTTCCAGTTCGGCGACCTGGGAGCGCAGGCGGGTGACCTCGGGTTCGAGTTCGCTGGCTACGCGCTTCTTGAGACCGTCGTACGCCTTGCGCAATTCGGGCAGCTTGAGGGTTTGGGCCTCGGGCGCTGGCTGTACATCGGCAGGTTTGGGTTTGTCCTTGGGCTTTTCGGGCGGGACAACATCTTGCGGCAACGCATCATCGGCCTTTTCTTCGGGCTTTTCCTTCGGTTTGGGTACGAAGGCGCCGCGATCCGGCGGTGTCTCGCCACGGTCCATCGCTTCCAAATCGCTGCCAACTTCATCCAACCACGCGCCTCCATCGGCGGGTTCGGTCGCGGGTGGTGCGGCTTTGGGTGCTGCGGATGCTGGGGCGGGTGCGGCGGGTGCCGCCGGTGGTGGTGCTGCTGGTGCTGGCATAGGTCAGGGAATGTCTGGTTGCTGTGTTTCTGTTTCGCCCATCGCGGGTGTCCACGGTATGGGCAATCCGCGTTTGGCGCGCTCAATGTCGGTGTCGGGTTGGATAATAGATCCGTCTCGGTGGTCGTGAACCACCTTGTTGCCGGGATTCCAATGAATCGGGTTACCGGGTTTGCGCGACGTGTCGATTTCGACTACGCAAAAACCCGAGCCGTCGGGAAGTCGAGTCATATTACGATGGTGCTCTGAGAGAAGGGAATTTCTCTCGGGTTATTGGTTGCGGTGGTAGATGCAAATTCTCAAGGATGCCGAGCACGGCTTTGGCCCCGATTAACTGGTTGTGCGCCATGGTGCAGGCGAGCGGCGTGCCGTCCTCGGTTTGCAGATAAACGAAGTGCGCCAGGGCGGATTCGAGCGCGGCCTTAAACGCTGGGGTATCGGTCACCTTTTCGTGGGCAACCTTGTACGCACTGGCGATAAATGATTCTTTGGGTGTCATCTGAATTCCCACCAAGTTCTTTTGCCACACCTTCTGCAAATTCCCACACCAGACCAGGGCTTGGGTTGCCACTCGTAGACGTGGCCTTTAAACAGGCAAATAAACATTAAAAGCCTTTTCACGTTATTCAGAAAAATTCCACGCTGCGCGGGTCCCGCTTGCGGATGCGCGGCCTGCCTTTGGCCTTCTCGTTGGTGGCGCGGAACCTTGTACCTTTGGCTGGAGCCCAACCTTTGCCCTTCGAGGCGGCCTTGGTGCTCCCAGGCTTGCTAAAGGCACCCTCGCGCGCAACCGAGCGAGCAACCGGATCAACCGGCGGCTCGACGGGTTTGAGTGGCGCGTATGGTGGAATTTCATTCATCGGTCGATATTCTCACAAAAGTATGCTTCCAGCGCTCGGGATCATGCTTCCTCAAATCCTCGGTTTCGGGCACGTCCCACTTTTGACCGTTCTCATGGGTCATCACTCGGTAACGGACTCGTGAGAATCCCATACGGATCTGACGTTTGCGTTTGAATTTACTCTCCATCGGCAACCACGCTTTCAGGCTCGGGGACTTCCTCTTCGGTAAACTCGATGCCCTCGGCCTCAGCTTTGTGGATTTCCTTGAGCAAATCAACAAGGCTCTCGGTCGAGCAGTCCACACCGGGCGGAAGTTTGTCCTTGTACTCGAGGATCTTACCAATCACTTCCTTGGGTGTATACCCTATGGCGACCAGCCAGCCGATACCCTCGTCATCGTTCACCCGATATGGCAACCACGACCGGCCATTGACTCGGCAGACACCGCTCAGCTTCATCCAGCGCTTGAGTTCATCGGGTACCCGCGTGCTGCGCCACATCATGTCACAGCCCTTTTTGCAGAGCGCGACTTCGCACACGAATTTGCCTTTGGCCTCCGGTTCGACCAGTTCACCCTCTGCGCCAGCGGCGATGATGATAGGCAGATTCTTGTAGAGCTCGATTTGTGAGCCAGTGCCAGGCATCGGGCCGCGGGGAGTGCCGTCGATGGGAAAGAAGTGCTCAACAATATCGCGGATCTCCATCGTCCAGAAGTTGGCGTGCCCAGCTCGCTCGAGTACTGGCCGGAAAGCTTCGAGCACGGCTCGGGATTGCTCGGGCATATCCTCAATCGGTTTGAAAGCGGCAAAGTAGCAGTTGTCCTTGCCCTCGTACCCGTCGAGCATGTGACGCGGCAGCTTCCCTCGGATCTGGTAGGTGTCGAACCCAATTTCGAAAGCGTCTTTGTCGATGGCCTCGAACACGAGGAACGGCTGGAGGTTTTTAACCCCGCCAAACTTCACGCGCTGCATGTCGAGCCAGGCTTCATCCTCATCCCACGAAGACCATTTCTTGGTCTCCATTGTGCGGCGGTTCTTCGAGATTTTGACGATCTGGTTCTCTCGCGGCTTGAGGTATTCCTGTAGCGCGTCGATGCCGATGATTTGCTTGTATTTCGGCACTTCCAACCCGAGGTCATGCAGCACGCGCACGAAGGTCTCGCGGGACTTTTCGAGGAAGATGGAGCGGAAGGAGCCCCACACCGGGTAACCCTGGGATTGCAGCTCGATTTGCTCGCCCGCGTGCTTGGAGTCGGGCACCACGAAGAGGTCAATCTCCTTCTTGCGCAGCCAGTAGTCATCAATGCGCTCGAAACGCGGGTTGTCGGGAAACTCATCGCCGATCACGTCATCATTGACGGTCTCGGAATCCTCAGCGTTTGGGTCGTAGTAGAGCACCCGCTTGTACGACTCGGCGAGGCACTCGGCCAGGGGTTGGTAGAGCCCGCTATGGTCGATAAAGCAGCAAGTGATTTCGCTAAGTTCTTTCACGGGTCTGGAATTAAAGGCGCGTCTTTCACGAATAGGACGTACCAAAAACCAAGGTAGAGCATCACAAACGGGGGCGAGAGCTTACCGCCTTTCCCGTAGCCAACTCCCAATATGAAGCCTTTGAGTTTGCGAATGCTGTAAGACCAGCGATCAGTCAAATCCGAATCCCCATGTCGGTGCCGCCACGATCCAGCGTAAAAGGTTCTCATGGCGCTAATCCATTTCACAACAACAAGGAGGCGGCGGGCCTCTCCTGACTCGGCGGAATTGACGCGTATCGCACCCTTGCGTCATGCAGTGCCGTTCTTGTGCCCAGATACTTTTCCAACCGGGGTTAGTTTTCCACTTAGACCACGAATGGATATGGACTCGGCAAAATAGTTTTTTGATCCAGTTCACGGCAGCGCATTGACGGCTTCATCGTATTTGTTCCAGTCCACGCCCAGGAGCGCGCCCAAAAGCCGCTCTACCCCACTGGCTACACCATGTTGAACGCGGTAGGGAGCATCGGAAGCATCCCCAGGCTCATCGGTTTCCCCGTGCAAACCGGCTTCGCGGTCGGCTTCGAATTTTTTGTCGAATTCATCAACTGCCTGCTCAGTCACGCCATCGTGAGCGCAAAGCTGCTGCTCAACCAATTCGTGAACGGCTACAAGGACGGCGAAGAGCGGGTTTTGGTCAGCAAGTTCCTGGCTGACTCGAATGTGCAGGACCTCTTTCGAAGTGGCGCTCGTGTCATCGATACGAGATGACTCCACCATCTCGGTTCGGGTGTACCAATCGCCTACGGTGCTATAACGATGGGAAGCGTGAGGAATGGTCTCAATGATGATTTTCATGGGGGCAGTATCCATATAACCCGAGCGACGAGTTGCAGTTGGCGCACAACAATCGGTATCCTTGTTTTGGGTAACCCAGCTTTTTAAGGTGCGCCGACATATGGATTGTCAGAGTGCGACGGTGCTTTAGGCCACCGCCATTGATGTGATCAATTTGCAAAAATTCGAACCGATTTTCGCCACAGCATTTGCATTTACCGCCGTACGCCTGAACCAGTTCCAATTTGAGCTTTCGATGGTATTTTTTTTGAATCTGTCGGTGCTTGTCCCTGTACCAAGTTTGGTGGCGTTTTCGTTCATAAGCTTTAACGCATTCTTTGCACGCGTGGCAGCTCCACACCCTATTTCTCGTGCTTTTGACGTAGAACTCTGAAATCGGCTTGAGCTGTCTGCACTTTTTACACTGACGCACTGCAACGGTATATCACATTCGATTTAGCGTTGCAATAGTTACTGGTTTTCTGGTTTTCCGTTGCCTTCCGGCCCGCTCAGTTCAGCCAATCGTTCAATGTGGCCAGTGAGCAGGTCAAGAGAGTGCTCGGTTTGCATCCGGCGCAAGGTAGCGTGGTGCTCGCGCTCGGCGCGTTGTTCTTTCAGGTCGAAAGCGATTTGCTTCTGCGCCTGGGACTGCGCGGCTTTGTCTGCTGTCACCTTCGCTTTGACGCCCGCGAGCATCATGGTGGACTGAGCCGCAGCCGCAGCCTTCGGGTCAGGCCCGCCCGCGCCTTGTTTGGCCGCAGCCTTCATTTGCTGCTGCAGGCGTTGCGCGAAGCCCTTGACCAGCTTCATCAGGGCATTGAGGTCTTTCGCGTGCTTCTGGACGCGATCTTTATCCTCAGGGTCCGAAGACATGATTTTGAGGAATTTGGCAATCTCCTGCCCTACATTCTGGTACCCGGCGATCTGTTCCATGGTGGCCATGTTGCCATTTTGGACGTTCTTTTGAATGAGCAGCGTAAGATCCGCAATCCACACCTTGACGTAATCTTCGTAAACCATTTCCGGCCGCTCGCTGAAGGGCAACCCGCGCATCAGCCGGTCGGTGGCGAGCTGCGCATCGTGCATCGAGTTGGTAACGATCTTCTGATCATCGAGCGGCGCGAGGTCCTCGGCCAGATTCGCATCATCGGTCGCCGATTCGATGGAGATATGGTCAACCCGGCGCTGGCCATCCGGCCCGAGGTTCTTGCGAATGCCCTGCAGGAACTGCACTTGCGCCATTTCCAGAGTCTTGTTGCCACCGCCCAGCGCACGCTCGCGTGACACATCCATGCGCTCCACGTCCAGCATTTCCGGCGGTACACCGTCCTCAAGGCAGCCCTTTCGGAATTTGCGGGCCATCGGATGCGGGTTGTTCTTGACGCACAGCCGGCGCAGCACTTCGCGGTCTTTGAATTCTTCGTAAAAGTAGGCGAGCGAGAGCAAACCGGACACCAGGGCGTTAGTGACGTTCACCCGGGCCATGGTTTCGGTCGCCGTCATCTCTTTGCCGGTGTCGCCCTTGTCAAAATCCTGGGTGAACGCGGGCGAGTTTTGGGAAATGAGCTGCTTAAACCGAGCAAAGCCCATGGTTGTGAGTTGAGCATCCGGCGTGTAACGATCTGCGGCTTTAAGCATTTCAACACCATTGGGAATAACGCCCATATTCAGGAAGTCAGCCTTGCGCAACCGGGTGAGTTGCTCGTTATTGGCCACCCGGAAAAACCACATGAGCGACTCGAAAAGCGCCTCGGAAAACTTGCAGTGCAACCGGTTCTCAAGGTCACACACACCCCAGAGCATCCAGCCCAGCGAGCGCTCGGAATGGTATTTGAAGGGTGCCACCGCCGAGCAATCGCCGTGCTGGCAGTGAAAAAATTCGTTAAGCGATTTGGCGAACATTCGTTTGCCCGAGCTGTAGAGAAAGCCGCCGCGCCCGTCCTTATCGGTGCCAAGAAATTTGCCACCCACCTTGTTGCGCGAGTCAGGCATTTTGTCTTTGTAGCCATAGACTTCGGACTGCGCCACGCCCCAGTCGAGGAACACCCGGCGGTACCAGCCATCGCCATCCTCGCCCTCGCGGAAGTAGAAATCCCAAACATCGATTGTGGGAACCGCATCGCTGCCCCACATGCCCATGTCCTGCTTAATGAGTTCCTCAATGCGCTCGGGCATGTACTGGAACGCGGTGGCGTTGGGTTGCTTCTGGTATTGCTCGCTCACGTACTTCCACTGCGCTTGGACTAACGGCATGTTCCAGCCAGGGTCAACCAGGTCGCCGTGAGTGAGGCTGTAAAGCTGCGCTGGCGTCCACTCCTGAAAGAAGGCGATATACGAAAGGTTGTCGAAGTCGATGTCGGTCTCACTTGGGATCATCACGCTGGAAATCGGCAGCACCCTCGGGACGGGCGAGCGCCGGTCTTTCCAGAGCACCGGGCCGGGACCGTGCAGCATCACGTTGGCGCCGGTACCGCGGTTCTGCTCCATGTAATTGCGCGAGCGCTTGAGCACGCGGTTACAGTGGCGGGTGACGCTGTGGGCCCACTCGCGTCGTTTGCGCGGCGGGCCGCTGTCGTAGGAGACGCTGAAATTGTTGCCGGGCCTCAAAAACGCCTGCATCCACTGGCGGCGGGCCTGGGACATGGCGTTGACACCTTCGAGGTCGTTACGGTTAATTTGGATCTGGTTCTCTTCGGCGGTGGCTTCGTCGAAGGGCGGATCGCCGTTGTAGAGCCGATTGATGATGGTGCGATTTTCGCCCCGCGGTTGATCTGCAAGGCGCATATTCCAAACCAATTCTTCGCAAGTCCCAACCTTGTCAAATCTCATAATGTTAGGGTTTGCTGACCGACTCTCACCCAGGCGGTAACCAACTTTGCCTGCTTTGCGCAATTACACGCCTCGCAAGAAACGCAAAGATTTTCAACGGAGTGCTCCCCGCCTTTGGAGAGTGGAACGATGTGATCGAAATGAAGGTCTTTACTGAGAATGGTTTTGTCGCACCAATAGCAAGTCGCTGTGCGTTTTGACTTCACCGAATCCATCCACTCTTGCATGTGGGCGAGATTTACCCTCGCGCCTTTTTTCAACGCCTTTCGGCGCAAATCGCGCAGCCGGATTTTGTCCTTATTGCGAGCCGCCCATGCACGATTAGCTGCGCGAATTTTTTCGGGATCTTTAGCAAATGCCTTTTTACGAACCAGCCGTTCTCTTGATCGCTGCTCTTCTAGATTCTCTTCTCGCCACTTGCGATTAGCCTCTCGGCACTTCTCTTGATTTGCTGCCCAATATTTTTTCCTCGCCCTTTCTGCGACCTCGGGATGCGCTTCGTGGTATGTCTTGTTCTGCCTTTGGATTTCAGCCCATTTCGCTCGATACCTCAATTTGTGCGCGGCGAGCCTCCGTTCTCGATTTCTCAAATGCCACAACCGAAAGTATTCTCGGCGGTCTTTTGGCTGTGTTGCGTTCATCGCGTTACCCGCTTTACACCCCTGCTGGTGCGGTAGCAAGTTCAAACGCTATAGGTCCGTTGGCTCCTACGACCTCGATTGACGGGTGCGGGAAGATGAATTTGCCACCGCTCTTTAGCCATTTGGCCTGCTTGGCGAGTATTTCCTCGCGGAAATTCCAAGCGAAGCAGATGGCGTAATCGGGTCCATCGACATAGAAACCGCCCTCGTGCGCGATGGGAATATCGGTGCCTGGGATGCACCGGTAGAGCTTCTCGGTGGTGCAATCGTAAACCGCCTCGATTTGGTTTCGGGTGAACCTGCACGCATTGATCCACACCGTTGATTTGGCCGAAGCGCCGTAACCAACAACTCGTTTGCCCTGATCTCGAAGATTACAAACAAGGTTTATGACACTGCGGATTTTGACCGTTGCTTCGTAATTAAAAGTCTTCCACGCCTCCTCTCCGCACTCCTCGCGGTTCATAAACTCACTCACGCTCTTGTGCGGGTGGGCCTCGTGGCCTTTGGTGCGCAACATCAGAAAGAGGGCCCCGCCGTGAATGGGCATGTGAATAACCTTGTGCAACCGGAAGCGGCTCTCGGCCAGGAGCGCCGACATGGCCTTGACCGTGAGGTAACTGGTGTGCTCGTGGTAGATGGTGTCGAATTCGCCTTTGCTGAGCAGGTCGGCCGCGTATGGCACTTCGATGCAAACCAGGGTGTCGTCGGTCGCAACCAATTCGAGGCCGCGAATGAAATCGCGCCAGTCATCAACGTGGCAGAAAACGTGTCGAGCGAGCACGATGCCCGGTTTGAACCCGGCCAGGTTGGAGCCGGCTTGAGCGCCCCAGTACTCGCAAACCACGTCCAGGGCCTTCTCTTTGGCTTTGGCGCACAGGTTTTCAGCCGGGTCAACTCCCATCACCTGCCAGCCGCGAACTGCGAGGTAGTCGAGGAAGGCGCCGTCGTTACTGCCGATTTCGAGCAGCCGTTTGCTGCCAGCCTCGGCGGCCATGCCTTGGGCAATCGTGTCGAAGTGCGCCCGCATCGTATCGCTCGGGCTGGTGACGTAGAGGTAGTGGCGGTAAAGGATCTCAGGCCGTACCACAACCGAAAGCTGCGCGAGCGAGCACCGCGGGCAGAGCAACACCTTGAGCGGCGCGAACCCGGCGCGCTCGTCGGTGTCCCTGGCGAAGTCATTGGCGAGGGGTTGCGTGCCCAAATCGAAGACGGGCAACAGCCTCTCGTTTGATGGCGCGGATTTGATACCGCCTGGGTTGGGTTGCTGGCCAAAGCCGCAGGCCCTGCAGCGTGTGTGTTCGCGATACATAGTGGGTTAGATGCCCGCTTTTCTGAGCACGCACAACTCTTTACTGAAGTACATCGAATCGATACCAAAGGTGCCCCGGTTTATTTCGTTAACCAGCGAATTGAGCCACTCGTAATGACTTGGGAAACACGGGCTCGAAAAGCCGCACCCAAGGTCCTCGATGCAATAATAACCGCCCGGCTTCACCAGGGGCCAGAGGCCGTTAAAACTCGTGATAATTCCTTGCGGCTCGTGAGAGCCATCGTCAATCGCGATATCCACGGTCTTGCCAAGGTCGGCAGCAAAACAGGCCCAAAACACAGGGTCGTTTTGGTCGGCCGCCATAAAGGCGTAGCGGTCGTACCCGTCCACCTCGCGGCTGTCAGATGACGCTGACCACTTCTTAGGGGTGTTCCATTGGTTGGTATCGTGAACATTGTCTATGCCCAGCACCCACGCCCATTTAAAATACTGCAACCACGTTCGCACCGACTCCCCGCCACCGACACCGATCTCAACCAGCTTGATCGGCGTTTCGCGCAGCGGTGCAAAGAATAACTCCATGTGCCGCAGATAATCGTGTGGCTTAGCGTAGGTGCGGCTGAACTGGCTCGCCTTGTCGGTTTGCTGTTCGATGCCAATTTGATCCAGGGTTTTCATCGCCTTACAAAAATCAGGTTGGCTTCGGTGCGGTGGGCTTCGCGGTAACCATCGGCGACCATGCGCTCAACGATCTCTTTGTCACGAGGCGGGCTACCCCAGGTCAGGAATTCCATAATCACGATCTTTGGCCGATGGGTACCAAGAGTTTCCCAAACCTCCAATTCGGTGCCCTCGGTGTCGATGCTAAGCAGGTCTAGCGACGTTAAACCGGCGTGAAATAGAAGCTCGATCAATGGGCATACGATGACCGGGATAACCTTGCCGTCATACTGCGCAAAACTCGATCTTCCCCGGTCAGCCTCGTTGAGAAAGAATGGTCGAAATCCCGCACGACCGGCGGCACAGCACCAAACAGGCCCTTTGCGACTAATAATGCACTTGGCGGCACTCGCCGGGTCAGGCTCTACCAGCATTCCGGTCCAGCCGATTTGTTCAAAAGCCAGCGTGTTCGACGAGCTAATGCCGTCGTAAGCGCCGACTTCGCAGAACACACCCGTTGGTGGATTGATATTCTCGTAAATCCACTTGTCCTCGCCATAGCCACTGTAACTGTTCATGCCATCCCATCCGCGAGCTGCTCAAGCATCGCCTTTTCCTCGGGTGTAGCCTTGGCGTAAAGCTCGGTGTGCCGGTCCCACACGAGGCAGTTGGATTGATCGCCGCGCCTAAAAATATTGTCCGGTTTGCGCCAGTCTTTGCGCTCATCGTAAAACCCGTCCCAGGCGACGAGCACCTCTTTTCGGCCATTGGCCCGTATCCACGTCCAGAAGCCGGTCTTGCCGCTCTCAAATTCCAGCGACAGCGCCTTGCTGTTGATTACCCACGGATACGCCCGAAAGTCGGCTGGGTCGCAGCCAAAGAAGCAGGTGCGCAGGTGCGGATGGTTCTCGCGGCTGGCCATAGCGCCGTAGAGACCTGGGCCAAACTGTTCGCGCGCCTCGACCATGCGTTTGAGCCAGCCTTCGCGGTGGAAGTGAACTTGAGTTGAACAAAACACGGCGAAGTCATACTCGGGTGGGATTGAGTTTGCCGCGTGTTGGTGGGCTCCAATGTCGAATCCATCACCAAAGTACTCACCGCCCATCCAGTAAAGCTCTCCCAACCATTCGCCGTCATCACCGACAAATTCTCTGCCGTTGCAGGTTTGGATAAAAATGTCGAAATCGGTGCCCGCGCTAAAATTCATCAGAGTATTGCAAAATCGCCTAACGTCCTGTCGGTACTCATCGGCTCTCGGAACGATGTAGGGATAGACAAGCGCCACTTTCACGGAACACCCCCGCCGCCACTGGGTCGATACTCTTTAACCGCCGGCCTCGGCCCGTTGCCCCAATAAACCTCGGCTTCGAAGCGGCTCTCGGCCGCCGATATGCCTGACATTTTGATACGCTCACGCAGGTAGATGCTCGGCAGCCTAGCAACGAAGTTGGATTTTACCCAAAGAAAATTACCCGCCGGAATGTGCTGTGTGCCATCGGCCATATTCCACATCCAGTGCGAACAGGCGATATCGAAACCCGCGTCGAGGTCCACAACGCATTGTCGCCAGCCTTCCACTAGGTCTGCTGTCATGCCCTCGCGCCAAGGACCAGATACATTGTCGCCGTAGGACTCTCCGGGCCGATGGGTGCAACCCTTAGCGTGAAAGTAGAGCACGTACCAGTCAGGGTGCGTCGGCGCCCAGCGTTCGAGCTCAACTATGGTGAGGTTCTCAGCGTGCGAGGCTAAGCCGTGCATGACAAAACGCGCCTTGGCCGGGCAAACGATGCTGGCCACGTTCCGGCTCTCATCGCCACCGTTAATCCCGATCACTATCTCGCTCGCGGCATCGGCCAAGCCCGAGGACTTGAGCAGGTTCATTTGGTGGGTAACGATCTCCAAAGCACGAGGCCGAAATTCATCGGCCATATAAAAGAGGCAGTGGAAGAAGATAGCAATAGGTCTCATGCGTAGTAGGGAGGATCGCTAAGCCGGTCTCGAAATAGCAGGTTGCTTTGGTCGCCCCGGTGGAACCCGTTTGGCATCGCGTCGCACACATCGACCTCGTACTCGCCATCGAATCCTACAACCCACACCTTCATACCTTCGCCTTTAATCCAGTTGGCGAAGCACTGCGGGCCGTGCTCGAATGGGTACCGTTGGCCAGGCTCAGTAACCCGGATCGGGTAACGATTCATTAGCGCCGGGTTGCACCAGAAGCCCGTAGTCCTGACGTGTGGCCATACGCTGACATTCTTATCGCCCTGGTTGCCATGAGCACCAAAGAGGCCCAACCCGCGCAATCTCGACGCCTCGACCACCCGATTGAGCCAGCCTTCTTTCGGGAACCACGCCGTAGCGCCAAAGAACACCATCAAATCACACGGCACTTCGCGTGCGGCCTTTTGAAACCCGCCAATGTCCCACCCGCTGTTATCGTGCTGGAGAATGCGCAGATTTGGCAAAGCGGCAAAGAGCGCCTGGGCAAACCCGCTCCCGCCGCCGCTACTGCCGTTGAGCACTACGATAGATTCATGGTCCATGCCCGGCGGGTTAGCGCCGTAGCTGGTAACGAAGCGCGCAGCCTGCTCGGTGCGCTGCGCTTCGGCGGTGTTGGGAAAGACGTAAACTATTGCTAAGCGCATTCGGGATAGTCTCTGAGATTTTTGAGAAGCAAATCGTTAAATTCTTGCGTTGCTTCAACCTTATTTTCGTCATTGAACATCGGGCCTTGGACTTCATGCCGGCGCTTTTGGTAACCATCCCAAGCCAGCCAGCGAGCCACCCGTCGCTTGTAGTCGCTCATCGGTTCAGGACATGTAATCGTGATGACCTTCATTGCACAAATCCGTTTCGCCTGAGCCAATCGGCGTGGGCAGTAGCGGCGTCTTTACCAAATCCAGGATCGGAAACCCCTTTGCAATAGGATGTGGGGCACCGACAGACGCAACTAAAGTCCGGCAACTGCTCAAATTTTAGAGCCATCCCGCACTTCGGACATTTATATCGGGTATCGTCCTTCATACCGCCACCCGATCAATCGACGCTGACCAATTAAGCTGCCGCGCTTTCTCTGCGTCTCGGTAAATGTCGTTATGGCGGCACCAAATCAGGCAATTTGACTGGTCGCCGCGCCACAAGATGTTCTGCGGCAAGCGCCATTGGCCCGGGTTCCAGTCGCCGTCCCAGGTCACCAGCTTAACCGGACCCGCCTTGGCGTGAACATGGCGCCAGAAACTGAATTCGCCGTGCTCGAAGTGGTAGCGCTCGTCGCGTGAGCGCACCTGGCGCGGGTAATCGGTGAGCCACTTTGGCCACACGGCAAACCCGGTGGTGTTCAGGTGCGGCCGTACGACGTGGCTGGAAAAGAAGCCATACATGCCGCGGGGATAGCGCTCGACCACTTCGACCAGGCGCGCGAGCCAGTCAGGGCGATGGAAATAGCACGACTCGCCGCAGCAGATCATCAGATCGTAATCGGTGGCCATGTTGCGGGCGACGTCCACGAAGGCGCTCACGTCCCAGCCGGGGTCGTTTGGCCGCGGGTAGAACGCGGCTTCGAACGGTCGAAATAGCAGGCCAAGCTCGGTTGCGGGCGGCCCGCCATTGCAAACCACGAGCAGCTTGTGAGGGTAACCCGGCGGAAATTGCAGGTAGGTCGCGGCGAATCGGCTGGCAAATTGTTGCGTAACGAGGCCGCCGGTCACAGAAATGTAAGTAAGGAGGACCTTCACAGCTTATGCACCATCTCAATCCTCTGCCCGATCCACTTTAGCACCGGTACCGCCATCGAATTGCCCAGTGCCTTGTAGCGCGGTCCATCGGCGGCGGGTTTGCCTCGGTATTGGATCGCCGTCCAGCCATCTGGAAAGCCCTGGAGTCTTTCGCACTCGGTTGGAGTCAATCGGCGCACAGCGTAGCCCTGTTGCACGGCTGGCTTATTGTTCCCTCCCATCGCGCTTTCGAGTGTTGGCGCAACGTGCTCGGAAGCTCCCAAGGTTCGGCTCTTAGCGCCCTGGTTTGGCTTAAACGCAATCGCCGGTGGCGCTCCCGAATTGGCGTGCGATTTGTCGTGTGGCGCGGCTCGCAGTGTTGGTGCGGTGTGTCCCGCATCCGCGCCGTGGTCTTTGGAACTGAACGCGAGCATTGTTTCTGTTTCAAAGTCTCCATGAAATGAGCCGTGCGCCCTGCACGCAGTAGCAATTTCTATTGGCCCCGAACAGTTATCGCCGCCAAATGCGGCAACCACCGGCGTGCCCCGCGCGGTGCTGTCCTCGCTCGCGTCGAAGCCATCGGCGCGTAGGCTGTGGGTGATCAGCGCCCCGTCTAAGTCCGCGTCTGTCCCAAGTCCGCCACCGCCTTTAGTGCGTGCGCTAATTGTTGGGGCAAGTCTTTCCCGCGTTTCTCGGCGCGGCGCAGGATTCCCGCACAGGCTTTCGCGCTCAAATAATACCGCTGCGGCACGCTGCCATTGTCCTCCAGCACATCCGACAACGAACACACGGCGGCGTCTTTGGGCCACTCCGAAGAATTGAGCGTCCAAAACTCGGTAGGCGAACCCATACCCGAGTTCTGCCAGCCCTCCGAGGAAGGCTCCAAAAGCCCGCCCTCCGTCGATGGACAGCACGCCAGGCACATTTTCCCAAACGACCCAGGTGGGAGCATAGCGGCCAGTGATGGCCAGGAAGGTGAGCATAAGGTTGCCACGCGGATCAGCCAGTCCCTTTCGGAGTCCGGCGACGGAAAAGCTCTGGCATGGTGTGCCTCCAACGAGAATGTCGATTGATTGCTCTGGCCATTCTTTGAATTTCGTAATGTCGCCATAGTTTGGTACTCCAGGGAAACGGTGAGCATGAACGGCGGAAGGGAAAACGTCTATCTCTGCGGCGAACTGGCACTTCCAGCCGAGGTCAGACCAGGCGCATTCCGGCGCACCAATCCCGCTGCATACCGTGCCGTAATTCATTGGTCTTGCCGCTTTATCCAGCAATGGTCTGGAAACTCAGCCATGGTTGCGGGTTTTGTCTTGCTCAGAATTACGTCCATGGGCAAATGACATTTAAGCCGCATTGGGCAAAGGCAGATCTGGCAAATTCCTAACTTTTCGTCGTATGGCGTTGAAAGATGCAACTCGGTTCGCGCCTCGACCATCTTCTGCAACCGCTCGCTCGCCGGCTGCGTGAAGAACGAGAGGAAGGCTTTCTCCGAATTCTTTGGGCATGTCGAGCAGACCTCGGCGCGTTTGGCCGCAAGCTCAGGCGCAACCGGTGTCCCGTTGGGAATGAAGTCCAAAAGCAGCCCAATCCCATCGGCCATCTTAGCCACCGCAGCAACTTGCCCGAGCACGGCTTGTGGCAGTGTCCGGCTGGGCATCGGTTTTGGGTTACCGGCCCCCAGTGGTTGCATCCCGAGCCTCGCCCGGGTGAAGTTTTCAAGCTCGTTGGCGACGACCGTGCGATCGGTCGAGAGCTTGTGGCGCAGCATCAATGCCGGGTTAGCGAGGCGGTGCTGGATGATTTGGGTAACCGTGGTGTCGAAGGTGGTGGCCTTAGGCATCGGCGCCGACCAGCCTGTGCTGGGCTCAAAAAAAACCCAACCCGATGGGGGAAATTGACTACGACTTATGATGGTGTCCATGGTATTTCTTTCCAGTGAGTTTTGCTTACTGCGGTTTCCACGCTTTTATAGGGAAGTTTGAGCATGGTTGATATTTTTCGCACGCTAACTTTGTAAGGAACCCAAAGTTTGCGAACCAACTTCACCTCTTCGCGAGTGATCTTGTCGTTCCTCGGCGGCTTTGCCCCGCGTCCCTTTTCTCTCATATCGCGATTATTGTCTGCAATGGTGCCCAGCCACAAATGGGAAGGATTCTGGCAAACTCGGTTGTCGCACTTGTGGCACACGAGCAAACCAAACGGTATTTCTCCAAAGGTGGCTATCCACGCAAAGCGATGGGCGGAACTCGGTCTGGTGTTCCAAGTGAATTTTCCATAGCCGGTCTCTCGCTCGACATATCCGGTCCATGGCCAGCATTCGTGTGGTAGGCCGACCTTAACGTGGCTCCAAAATTGCCGTTTAATTTCTTCCGGCGTCAGGTCTTTGTGGTTTCTCGACCCTTTGGGCCTGCCTATTTTTCTCATTTCACTCATGGCCATTTGGTAGCGGGTTAATGTCGTTTTGTCCAAAGTGAATCGAAAGGCAGTGGTCGCGGATGCGGCGCACCATGGCGTACCCGAGCTTGAAGGTGTAAGTGATCTCCTCGCCGGTGCTGTTGCCGGTCATCAGCACGGGTTTGCGCCCCATGCGGTTGCTCAAGACGGCGAAAAAGTCTTTCTCCATCTCGCGGGTGAGGTTCATTTTGTCGAGGTCATCGATGAAGAGCACGTCCACGCTTGAGAGCTTCTTGAGCCAGGGGCCGCGCTTCCACTCCTTCAACTCGCAGTTCTGTCGAAAATCGCCGGGGCCAAACGCCACCACTGACAGGCCACCTTCCAGCATCCCTTTAATAACGAGGCTCATCGTGCGGGTTTTGCCGGTGCCAGGGTAACCCCACAGGTTCAAGCCCGAATGGCCAAAGCACCATTCCAGTGCCTGTTTGGATTTGGCCGGGCATGGGAGATTCTCGAAAGCGGTGTCCTCGAAGCACGGTGGGCAATAGGTGCTGAACGGCAGCGGTTTGGGCAATAGTTCCTCGCGGGCAATCTCGGACTGAGCGGCCATGCAGGTGTCGCAGTAAATGCCCACTTCCTGAGCCAGTCTGGCAACCTCACTTCCCGCTTCGACTTCCACCAAAGCGGTGCAACCGGTGCATGGAACGGCGACGGTTTCAGCCATGACGCATGAGTGTAAGTGAGTCTGCTTTCCCCTGGAAAATAGCGAATAGTCGCTGAGCTAATTCAGGATCTCGCCCCTGCGCTTCCGCTTGAGCAATCCATGCCGCGCCTCGCAGGGCATCGGCCTGAATGTTTTGCACAGTTTCCTCTGTCGCAAAACCGCGTGTTTTGGCAATGTGAGTAATCCACTCCTTTGCACTTTTAATTTCAGCCATATTTCAACTCGCTCTTTTTGACCACCTTGCGCCATTTCTCCTGCTCGCGTTCCAGCCAATTATCTTCCTCGACCGCCGCGCCTTCCTTCACCGATTGAATCACAAAGCCCAACCGGCGCGCGCCCTCGCCACCGATGCTGAGCACGTCAGCCTTATTCGGGCTGTGGCCGCTGTTACGCAACTTGTACTCTGGCTTGGTTTCCAGCTCGTAGCGCTCGCCCAATGGCCCGGGCACCCAACGCCATTCGCGTTGCGAGAATTCCTCGGCGGCGCTCTTTGGAAAATTCCGCGCCTGTTTGCACTCGACCGCCTTCCGGATCGAGTACCACATTTCCGTAACAAATTTGCTGTAGAGCTCGTTGCACTTCATCAGCCGGCGCTCACCGGTCTTGGGGTCGTCGATAAAGCTGCCATCGTCCACCGGCCGATCAGTCGCCGGGCCGCCAAAGTTCACCGCGTTTACCGCGTTGCCGCAAACTCGCGCCATGCTGATTGCCAGGGTGGCCCGCATACCAGCGTCGAAGAAGATGTTTTGCGGTGGCACCTTGAGCCGCTCGGCGTCGGCTTTCACAAAGTAGGCAATTTGGTCCTCGGCCGTAATGCGCGAGCTTACCTCGATGGGAATTGAGCGGGTCTCGTTGAAGCGAATGACCTGCCGCCCTTCAACGTCCTCGCCAAACTCCAAATCCATCACTTCGCACGGGTCACCACCGAAACCCGCGTCAATCGCGTAAACCCGGGTGCGCTCGCCACCGCGCCAGATGACGTCTTTGAACGCCCCGCAGCGCTCGCACATCTCGACCGTGAGCACCCGGTAGGCATCGGCGCCAATCTTGCGCACACCCAGCCCCAGGGTCCAATACTGCGCCGAGTCTTTCCCGTTGCGCTGCTCGATTTTCTTTAAATCGGCTTCATCGGTGAGGTAGGGGTAATACTTGGGCCGGTCCTTATCGAAGTTGGGGCTGTCGCTGCCGACAAGCTGGACGGTTACCCCGTCGTACTTGTTGCGCCAGGTGGTGGTCTTGGTGATCTCGCCCAGGCTCGACCAGCCGGCCAAAGGTTCAGCTATTTTGTCGAGAGCTTTACCGTTACCGCCGATGGGATTGCCAGCGAAAACGCCTTTGAAATCGCCTTTGTCCATGGCGTCGAGCACGTTCACATACATCGGCGCCATAAACTGGAGCTCGTCGCCCAGGATGCGGCGGCGCCTCTGCTTGATCCCAACGTAGCGGTCCATGCCTATCCACTCGCCTTCACCACCCACGCACGGCACAGCTATCATCCCGCGGCGGATATCGCGAACGTCGCCGGTGTCTTCGAGCAAATCGGTGAAAATGCCGGTCATCGTGTTGGACATGCGCCCGGCCAGCCACGGGTAGCGGTCTTTGGCCTCTTTGAACAGGCTAGTAATGTCGCCCCAAATGCGCAGCTTGAGTTCGCGGATACCGGTCGAGGAAACCAAGGTCAGCGTGTCGCTCGGGCTGGCCCAGTAGTCGATGAGTCCCCACTTGGAAATTGTGCGGGTTTTTGACGAATCCTTGGTCCCCTGCAGGACGGTTATACGTTCCTCGCAAATGGTTCTGAGAGAGAGGTCTGACCAGCGATGGTGATCGTCGTTAGGCCAGCAAAGTGATTGAGCGGCCCGCTGGTGATGGAAAACCCCTTGCCCGTGCTTCCGGCCGTAGCGCTCGATAAACCCGCCCGCAGCGATCATGGCCAGTTCGATTGCGAGCAGGTCTTCACCCTCAGACCACGGCAATCCGTAAACTGTTTTGCTCGCCACGCCCGCGATTTGCTCACAGGTGGAAATTTAATGCAAGCAGAAAGTTGTTGACATTTGTCAACGCCTGTTGGAAAACATAGCCCGATGGCAGCAAAACGTAAGTTCGTAGAAATTGACGCCAAACATCATCGCCGATTACAGGCGATTCGGCGCGACTGCAAAAGCGCGAAGGACGCCGTAGTGCCGAGCATGACTTTCCTTGTTTACCGCGCGCTTGAAATGACGCTTCCGCAGCTTGAGAATCTATTTCGGCCGGTCAAAGATTAAGTGAACCTCAAAAACTATACTTCGTCCATCGCGGTCAACACCACGATCTCTTACATCGAGACCTACCTCGCTGAGTGCGGCGTGACTGGTATTTCGAAGCAATTCGCCGATGGGTTTCCGGTGGCTCTGTTCTTTCATGTCGATGTTGGTGGCAAAGGATTTACGATTCGGCTGCCAGCCAAGGTCGATGAAGTTCACGAGTTTCTTTGGCGCGAATACGTGAGTAGCCGAAGTCGGCCGCAAAAGGGAAAAGATGATTTCCGCGACCAAGCCGCTCGAACTGCCTGGAAGATCCAGCAGGATTGGGTTCAGGTGCAAATGAGTCTCATCAAACTAAAGCAGGTCGATTTTATTCAGGTCTTTATGGGTTTCGTGTGGGACGGCGAGCAGACTTATTACGACCGGCTCAAGGGCGGTGGATTCAAAGCGCTCCCAGAGAAAGCCGCCGCATGACCACCGAGGCCCGCAGACACACCCTCGAAGACGCGCTGCGCGTGGCCAATGTGCTCAAGGCGATGCTCTTGCCCTTTGTCGAGCGCATCGAAATTGTCGGGTCCATCCGGCGGCGCAGGCCGTTTCCCAAGGACGTCGAGCTGCTTTTCATCCCCAAGTACGCGCTCAAATCGGCGGATCTCTTTAGCGTTAAAGCCTCGGAAATGAAGGATTTGGCGGATGCTTTTATCAATTCGCTTGAGGAAACGGTTGTGCTCAGAAAGCGGCTCAGCGTTACCGGCGTGCCGGCCTGGGGCAAAGAGAACAAGCTGGCCGTGCACATCGAGACTGGCATCCCCGTCGATTTCTTCGCCACCACCGAGGACAAATGGTGGAATTCGCTGGTAGTTCGCACCGGCGGCAAGAAAACCAACATTGCCATAGCGACCGCGGCTCAGAAAAAGGGGTACTCGCTCGAAGCTTATGGCACCGGGTTCCGAAGCCTTTGCCTTGGGTGCCAGCCACACCACCGAACCACTTCCGAGGCTGACGTCTTCGAGTTTGTCGGCCTGCCTTTCCTTTCACCACCACAACGTCCATAACCATCAACAACACAAACACATGGCTGAAAAACAACAACGCCTGCCCGGCGTACTACCCAAACAAATCCCGGCAATCGAAGACGCGGCTGAAGAATTGCGCAAGCTGCGCACCCGGCGCCAAAAGCTGGCCGCCGATGAGGAAGAGGCGCAACAAAAGCTGCGCGACCTTCTCAAAGAACACCGGTTCACAGCGAAACGGCCGTACATCTTCGAATGCGAAGAGGACGGCGAAACCGTGAAACTCGACGCCTTTCTCGAAAAGCCCGAGGAACGCGCGTACGTGCGACGTCACAAAGATCCGAAAGCTGAAGAAGAAGAAGAGGTTGAAGAAAGCACCGGGGACTAATGTTCCGCTTCCTCCAAGGCCACGTTCTGGACATGCTCGCCGGGCTGCCAGATGAGTCGGTCCAGTGCTGCGTGACCTCGCCGCCGTACTGGGGTTTGCGCGACTACAAGCTCCCACCGGTGACATGGCCCACCGGCTGGACGGGTTGCCACGGTCTTGAGCCCACACCGCAGCTTTTCATCGAGCACGAGGTTTTAATCTTCCGTGAAGTGCGCCGGGTGCTCAGGGACGATGGCGTTTGCTGGATCAATCTCGGTGATTCATTCGCATCGGTTGGCAAGTGGGGTGGTTCATCCGGTGGCAAAAACCAAGCCTGTAAGGAGTCCGGTGCTTACATCCGAGAGCGCAAAGAGTGGGGCACGCTTAAATCAAAGGACTTGGTTGGAATCCCATGGGCCGTCGCATTCGCACTCCGCGCCGATGGCTGGTATCTGCGCTCGGACATTATTTGGAACAAGCCCAATCCCATGCCTGAGAGCGTGACCGACCGGCCAACCAAATCGCACGAATACCTGTTCCTGATCACCAAAAGCCCGCACTACTTCTACGACGCTGAGGCGGTGAAGGAGCCGGTGAACGGCGGTGCGCACGCTCGCTTACCGGGCAATGTGAACCCGTCAAAAGGTGCACAAGCATACGCTGATGGCGACCACCGACAACGCACCAAGGCTGGTCTTTTGGCTTATGGAAAGCGCAAGGCGGCGGAAGTTGGCAGCGGCATCAAAAACAATAAGGGTTTCGAGGAAGCCTGCAGCGGTCTCGTTTCCAGCCGTAACAAACGCTCAGTCTGGACCATCGCCACCGAGCCGTTTAAGGGCGCACACTTCGCCACGTTTCCCAAGGCGCTCGTGCTGCCCTGTATCCTGGCCGGAACCTCGGCGCGCGGTTGCTGCCCAAAGTGCGGTGCGCCGTGGGAGCGGATTTTGTCAGAACCAACAGGCGGGACCACGGGCAAATCATGGCACGACCATGCTGACGACGCCGCACGAGGCAATGACCAAGGAAGTCACGGGCAAGCCGTTTGGGACACGTATCAAGGGGCAAAAACCATGGGCTGGCAACCCACCTGCCAATGCGGCGAAACCAAAACCGTGCCCTGCACCGTCCTTGACCCGTTCCTGGGTAGCGGCACCACGGCCCAAGTGGCCCTGGAACACGGCCGCCATTGCATCGGGATCGACCTGTCGGGCGAGTACGCCAAGCTGATTGAGCGCAGAACCGACGTCACTCCCGGCCTCGCCCTAGCATGAACGATCCCACACCCTATATTTGTTCGACGTGCAAGTGTGCGCTCTGTTTCTCAACCGAGGTCATCGCCTTTGCCTGCACCGGAATATGCTGCTGCAAGTGCCCTGACTGCTTTCCGAAGACCGGAATAATCGGCCGCGGTACAACTCCCAGTAAATCGTTCTGCGACTGGACGATGCAAATGGATGAAAAAAAATCCAAAAATAATTCTTGCCACACCCCCGGGGTGCGGGTGTAAAAGCTGAAACATGAAAGCGCTTTACGAGAGCGGTGGCAGGGAATCATCCGAATCCCTTTCGGCTCCCTGCCGAAATACAACCGCCAGTCGAGGTCGCCCCTCTGCTGGCAATCCCATCGCTGCTCGTAACAGTGATGGGGCTCTTTTCGTAATTCCCAAGACCGCGAGCCGATGCCGCACAGTTCCCGGCTGTAGTGTTGGAGCAGGCTCACCCAAAGGACTGGGTTGCGAGGTTTATAAGCCACTGATGCAAAAGCCTAGAGCCCCTGTTGAGGGCCGCGCCGATAGGGATACTGCCGGGAACATTTTCCAGCGCAAACAAACGGCGGCTTGTCGCGTCGTAAGGCCCGGTGCGCGTGACGGGAAGCTGGATAGCCGGCTCATAGGCGACTGCTTGCACCCTAACCGGGCCAGCGACAAGGCACACCCTGCAAGGCTTGCCGATAGCGTAGTGACTCGGCTTTGTCGGGTGTCTCTTTTGGCGCGGTCTTGGGGTTTCTTCTCTCCCGCGCCATCCCGGTACCATGCCCCGGTGCCGGGTCCAATTTCCCAAAACACGCGGGGCTTGGCAGCAACGGCGAATATCATCGGGAGCGAGATGGGTTATATGCTAGCAAGGAATCCCAGATCCTTCACAAGAAGGGGCGTTTGCCGGTCGGTTTTGGCCGAAGCGTTAAAACCGGATATGGACCCGATGAAGCTAACCGCCAAGTGCCAAGCCCCATTACTTTCCCCGGAACCGATCATTGTCGAGTTGCCAACAGGAATCCAAAAGTCGTTTCTATACCCCAGAGTTCGCACTCAACCTATTGCCGGGGATTACTTTATGATAAATATAACCATTGAACAGGCCAGCAACGGCTGGATAGTGGGATTTGCTCAACATTCCGGGCACTCGGTGGTAAATGAGCCCGTACTGTCGGTGTTCAAATCGGTCGAGGAGATCCAGGCGGCGCTGCCAACCCTTCTGGCTCAATACTTTGCGGCTTACCAATTGGCCAAGGTGGAATTGGCACCCGCACCCGAAATCGACACCGTAAACCCGCCGGCGCCTGGCACATGATCGACCAGGCCATGATCAACCTTTTGGCCGAACGAAAAGCGGCTCGAAAACCCGCCATTGTTCCACATCCAGAACTCGATTTTCAGCTCGAAATTGAGCTCAAATGCAAGGAGTTAACCGATGGACAAGTAGCGTTCCTTGAACATGTTGCATACAACGCAGCGCACGCTTCGGTGCGTAAGGCAATAGACTTCTACAGCAAGGGCGCCGATGTTCCACAGCGCGAGTATCCACGCTGCCCGTCATGCAATCCACGATCCGCATGAGCAGCACCTTCCAACCCGGCCTGAGTATCGACGCCATCGAGCGCTGGCGCAATTTCTACCACCAGCGCCACAGCGCCAACCCCGCGGCGCACCCGCTCTCCTTCCTCGAGCCGCGCTTCGCGAACGCCTCCAAAGGCACCCTGTTTCCCAACTCTGGCCCCTTTGATTTTGAACGATTTCAGGGCTTCGGTGAGTTTTGGAAGGGATTGGAGGGCAAGCCGTGAGCCCCAAATGGCATAGGAAATACCGCAAGGCCATCAAGGCCCGGGCGCGCTACGATACGCCGGTACCGCAATTTGCAGGCACCCCGGCGGGTGTCCACATGTCCCGGCGCCCAACCTCGCCCGACCGCGCTGCCTGGCTCGCCGCTCAGGCATCCAACGATTTCTGGTCGAAGAACCGACCCAAAACCGCTCGCGCTGCGGTGAACGCGCCAGCCCCATCCCCGCCTGATAGCCGGGATGCGTGTACCGTCCTTACATAACGCTTGTAACCACGGGAATTCGAAGCGCGCCGGCTTTTGTCCAACGGCGCTTAATAAAGTCGCGGACCTTCCGGGAATCCTTATCTGTGGTCCGGTGAAGTAATCGCGGCACTCCGATCGGCAGGCCACGTTAAAGGCCAACCCCAGGCTGAGGTAAACTTCAGGGTACGCCAATCGCAGTAGTCCCAAAAATCTCGCCGGGACTTGTTGTACCTACGCAAAAACATGCTGTATGCCTTTGGCTTCCCTACCAGCCTCTCAGGAAAAAGTACCGGAAATTTGTCCCGCGAATCAAACCCACAGTTGGACAATCCCACGCGCATCGGTGGCCCCCCGGGGTGGGGGGTGCCCGGGACGGTCCGGGAGCAAAAAGAGATTCCTTACTCAGCCGGGCCGTAGTCGAGGGGGGGATCGTCCTGCTCGTCACTATCATCGGCGCCGGGTGTGAGAGGCTGAGGCTCGGGCGCACTCTTGGTATGTGTGGCAGGCGTTCTATCTACCTTCGGCAGGGGCGTTGGTATGCATAGAGCATCCCTTCCGAAGGTAGGAAGAGCGGAGCTACTCGATTGATTGGGTGCGTTAGGCAGCGGTGGTAGAGGGACAGCCGGCGAGTAAGCTGGTGTTCGAGCGGCGCCAGGTGCCACTGGCTTCAGTGTGCCAGGACCGGGGCGGCCGGCAAGCTGCTGCTCCTGGGCCTGCAGGCGTGTGGTTGCATCGGCCAGCTCTTTGATCGCTTTGGGCTCGGTGGCATTGGCGAGCAGGGCATCGAGCCGATCAAGTTGCGCGCGCACGCGGGCGAGTCTCTTGGAAATGAAGGATTGGGGCTCAGCCGGTGGCAAACCGGGTGCAACCGGGTTATTGGACGGGATAGCCGGCGGGTTTGCAAGCCGGTATGCCCGGTTGCGGCGCCGGGCTTCAACGCCGGCGATGGATGCGGACCGGGCCTTGACCGGGTCCCAGGTGGTGGACGAGCGAGGCATAAGCGGCTTTATCCCCCATGCTGTGGTAAGGGTCAAGGGCTAAAAGCTGCGGGTGGTCCAAACGTATCGTTAAAGTAAAGCCCGCCGCAGTGGCTTTGGGCCAAAGGGCGGGTTGGGGGGTGAAGGGGTGCTTTTATAACCCGGGATCGGCGTCGCTGGTTACCTGGGTGCCGTCAAACGCCCCACCGCAATCGGATTCGTTGAAGGGTGGCGCTTGCGGGCGGTCGGCAGCTTGGGCTTTCAGGTCGGCTTTTGCGTCATGTATCCAGCCTTTGACAACGTACCAGTCCGCCGGCGATAGCTCGGAAGTATTTTCAAGATCGGCTGTCAGGTTGGCGAGGTCGGCTTGCGCCCAATCCAGGCAGGCGCCACAAAGCACAAGTTGAGTATGGGGTTGGCCGGCGAGGCTGAAAGGGTAGTTTTCCTTTGGCACGATGCGATCTCCGCAAGCTGCGCAATCGGCCCATTTTTCCAGCCGCGGCGGTGGCGCCGGCTTCATCGCGTTGATCGTGGCTTGCATCGGCGCCCGGGCGGCTTTGATTGTGTCCGGGTGAATGCTGACGTCGCGCAAATGCCCACCGCCGGCGCGCACATAACCCAGGAGCACGGGCAGGTCCTGCACCGCGCATATAAAGCGGCAGCATTCGCAGCGCACAACCAAAGGGCAAAGGCGGTCCAGTTCGAGTAACTCCTTT